GTGACTGAAGGATCAGACCAGAAGGGAGTTCCAAAAACACCTTCATGGTCGGGATCAGGAGTAGGAGGAAGCCAAACGCGAGATTTACGGCATAATTCTTCGTAAATCTCACGAGAGGCATAGATGGATTTAGACCAAGGGCTAGCAGACTTCCACCTCATTCCTAGAAGTTTAACTCTAGAAGTGAGGAGTCGAGAGATAGCCGTCAGAGTAACCGGAGCCGTGTCAAACGGCATCGCCAAACGCAATCGATCGTTAAACAAAGCTAATACTCTGTCTAACAGATCGGTTCCGCAGTCGAACCATTTTCCAGTGCTCGGGGGTTGCTCACCTAAGTGATGATCAACTCTAGCAAGAAACCCATCCACTTCCTCAGATGTGAAGGATATGTAACGTTCACGTGCACACAGCCAAGCCCTCTCCAAGATCTTTGGATCACGAGAGGGAGACTCATCTGTTAAGAGCGAGGTGATGGCGCGGCGATAACTCTTCGGAGCTAAACGCTTTACCATTTCATCGTCACCTCTTTTAGGAGTCATCCCACCTCCCCCCATGAACCTGGGGAGGTATGGAGGAATGCCCCGCATTCTTAGCTGTGACGCTGCTTTAGGAAAAGCAACCATCACAACAGCACGACAAACAGTCCCCGGATAACCAGCAACTCGCATCGCCTCACATACCTCACCTGCCATCACAAAGTCAGGCAGAGAAGACGGAGGTCGACGAGACCGGCCAGAACCAGATAATTCCACTGGCTCTCCTTCAAAGAGACCTTTCAATGGCAGCGCAAGCTGTCGTTGAGGGTTAACTCGATGAGGAAAGAGCGCAGTTTCATAACCAAGAATCTGGCGTCCCTTGTACGTTAAAGGCCCCAAAACGGGTTTCTTAGTCGACAAGGCAACGAGGCTTTCCGGGACCATATCCCACAACTGTTCTAGGTAGACGCCACGTGCAGTAGTACGCGCATGTTTTCCCCGCGACAACTCACCACCACACTTCTTTACCAAATCCTCATAATTGTCAACAATGTGAGGTACCGCAACTGCGATGAGATCATCACCGCAAATGGATGCCACACAATGGTATCGCATAGATGGTCTAGTAAAGACGGAATCTCGAGCTTCTCTCCACCAAAATAGATGTAAGAGAGACAAGAGAGCCCATGTGGTAGGGAGCCCCATCAATAGACCCCGACTCGTAGAAGTAAACTCCGGTTTACTACGGTCCCAGGTAACATATTGACTGGAGGTACATAAGCGCAATCCCATAATCTCAGGTTGAGAGAACTTATTCGATTTGATAAGACCTTCAACCAACGCATTGACTAAATCCAACGGAACCAGATCGCTCGCGGCCCTTAGGTCGCTTGAAA